GGAGTATAGACTGGAGGCACAATGGGGGGACACCGTAATGGATACTATGTCAATCGGAATAGTCGGGATTGCTGGCACGCCGGCACACACTATGTCAATCGGAATGGTCGACATTGGCTAGGTGGCACGTGTTAGCACAGTCCGCACGCACTGTGCTGCAGCATGATCGGCAATGGTGGACATGATGGCCGCATGCTGAACACTGGCAAGGGCTTACGTTGGCTCGCTTGTCGGCTCCGTGTTGGCATTTGGTCCGGAAATAGGGTGGTAAGGCCCGGAAAAACCAATCCACGGTCCCCGGGCGGCTCCGCTGTGACTCTTGGCTTAACCTCCCTGCCGAGCTACACATTTTTTACATGATTTTTGCGGGACACCGCTGTGTTTTCCTACACATTTCACATTTCATGTGTAAACGTGGGGGTTTTGGTCGGGCGGTGGCAGCCGTGTCGGGCAGATATTTCCGAGATTTCACTTGACAGGGGCGAGATGTTGTGTCATAATTATCTGGGAACACCGAAAATGGTGGAAAGTGGTGTGAAGTGGATGAACGATAAAGCAGAGCAGGCGGGATCGCCCTCAGGTCCGCCGAAGAAGCAGCGTGGCCGGCCTCCAATCCACGACGGTGTAACGAATGCGACGCGGTATGTGCGGCGGGAGAGGGGCCGGATGGAAGGCATGCGGCCTGTGAACATCCGGAAGGTGATCCTGTGGGTGTTCAACAGCTTGGACAGCGAGTTGGTGTTTGCCCGGGACGCTCCGTGTGCGGGTGCGTGGAGTATGCTGCAATGGGCGAAGAAAGACGCTGACAGCCGGGACCTGTTTTTCAAGAATTACGTGGTGAAACTGCTGCCGAGCAGGGCGCAGATGGAGACAGAAGAGGCCCAGGCCGACGATGATGGCAAACATTTGGCGGAAACCATCAAGCGTCTTCTCGGTATCGCAGATGCCGCACAACGGGCTGGTGCCCAAGGCGATGCGGGCGAACCTGGAATTTCGGCTGAAGGTGCTGGAAGAGGGGCTGAGGGATAAGGAAACGGCCCGCGACCTGTGGCGGATGTGCAGTGAAGATCCGTTGTTCTTTGTCAACACGTTTGGTTGGACGTATGATCCTCGACTGGACGTTCCCGAGGTGCCGTGGATCCTGTATCCATTTCAGGAGGCGGCGCTGCTTGACCTGATCAACGCAACGGGGGTAACGGGTGAGAAGGCGCATGACGCTCTCATTGAGAAGAGCCGGGACATGGGGGCAAGTTGGCTGTGCCTGACAAGCCACGTGTGGCTGTGGCAGTTTGGGGAACGGTATACGTTCTTGTGGCTGAGCCGCAAGGAAGAGTATGTAGATAAGACAGGGGATCCGAAGACGCTGTTTTGGAAGCTCGATTTTTTCTTGGATCACTTGCCGCCGTTTCTGAAGCCGCAGACCGTTCGGACGCACCTGCACATCGAGAATTCGGCAAACGGTGCCACGATTGACGGGGAGGCGACGACCGGGGATATGGGCGTGGGCGATAGAAGGCTGGCGGTGTTGCTGGACGAGTTCAGCAAGGTGAAGGCCCCGGACGACGCGAAGGCGATGAAGGGGACGGCGGACGTAACACGGTGCCGGATATTCAATGCGACGCCGGAGGGGACGAACAACGCCTACTATCGCAAGGCCCACACGCCGGGTATTCACAAGCTGCGGTTCCACTGGTCGGTGCATCCGGAGAAGGCGCGGGGCTTGTATACGACGGGCAAGGACGGCGGGGTGAAGAGGCTGGATAAGTCGTACGTCTTCCCGGCGGACTATCCCTTCATCCTCGATGGGAAGCTCAGGAGTCCCTGGTATGACTACGAGTGTGCCCGGCGTGCAAGTGCGTTGGAAATAGCTCAGCAGCTCGACATTGACTACCTGACGTCGGGTGGCAACTTCTTCGACGGCGGGGTGTTGGACCGGGCGGAGCGTGAGGACGTGAGGCCTCCGTACATGCGGGGCGAGCTGGTTTTTGATGATCTCGGCATCCCAACGCGGTTCCAGGAGGGGTCGCAGGGGCGACTGCTGCTGTGGACGTATTTGGACGCGAAGGGCAAGCCGCACAAGGGACGCGACTACGTTGAGGGGGTGGACGTATCGGCCGGGAGCGACGCGAGTAACAGTTGTGCGAGTCTGGGTGACGCCCTGAGTGGAGAGAAGGTGGGCGAGCTCGCGGTGATCAATATGTTTCCGAGCGAGTTTGCCATATACTGCGTGGCGCTTTCGCGATGGTTCACGGGTGACCACGGCGAGGCGTATATGATATGGGAGGCCAACGGGCCGGGGCGGGAATTCGGGGCGCGAGCGATAGCAACAGGTGCGAAGCGGTATTACCTGCGCAAGCGGGGCGATGGTCTGAGGGCGAAGAAGACGCAGACGCCTGGTTGGTTCACAACGGAAGAGAACAAGACGGCTCTGATTGGCGACTACCGGCGTGCTCTCGGATCGAGGCTGTTCATCAATCGAAGTGCCGAGGCAATCGCAGAGGCCAGGGAATACGTGTATGTGGGCGGGACGTGTGCTCATCCGAAAGCCCTGAACTCTGACGATCCGAGCGGAGCGAAGCATAACCACGGCGACCGGGTGATTGCCGATACGCTGTGTTGGAAGGGGATGAGCGAGACACGGCAGGTTCTGAAAGTAGGCCAGCAAAAGGTGCCTGAGCACTGTTACGCGGCTAGAATGCTGCGGGCTCGGGCGAAAGAAAAGGCAAAGGCAGGTGTGTGGTGAAGAAAGGATGACGAGATGAGAGAACTGACTGACCACAAGTGCGAAGGCAAGATCATCGACCAGTTCGTGACGGTAGGTGTGTACGATGAGCCCGATCAAAGCGGGGCATGCCACGAATACGGAATCATCGTACATGATGACGGCGGGGTGGTGGAAGATGCCGGCGTCTCTATCCACTTCCAGAAGGGGCCCCTGAACCAAGTCGGCGTCAACGGCATCACGAACGAAGCTCTGCTCGCCGTTATGCTCGACCGGATGCGCGGCTTCCAGAACGGCCCGTTCAAGAACCGCGAGAACGCCATCGTCGTCACGAAACTCGAAGAGGCGATGATGTGGCTGCACAAGCGCACCCGCGACCGACAGGCCCGTGGAGTTGAAGGCACGCACCAACAGTAGCAGGATGTTCGAGGCAAACGAAAGAAAACGTTCGAGGCAAAAGAAAGGCGGTGACAGGATGAACGTATTGACGCTGTTGGCAAGGGTTCCTTGGGATACAGTGATCGGGATTGGCGTGGGTCTTGCTGGTCTGATCTTCGGGACGAAGAAGGCCAGCGAGGCGAAGAAGCTGCTGCGTGCGGGCCAGGCGATGGCTAGCGTGATTTATCGCAAGGGTGCGAAAGACGTGGCCGAGGGGATCAAGGCCCAGCGGAAGGACAGCCCCGAGATCGGCGAGGTTATCAGCAAGATCGTGGAGTCGATCGCTGCAAACGTGCTCGACCCCGAGGACAACGAGTAAGAACTGCTGCCGCCCGACCGGGCAGTGCCACGGGGCCGGGTCTTGTCCTTTCAACCCGGCCCCAACATTCCATCGACAGGGACGCTGATGAATCCGCAGAACGCAGAGGACATCCAGGACGTGCGGCGTGCCGTGGAGTTCAGCCGGCAGAAGCTGCAGGTGTTTCGCTCGAAACGCCTTGACGCCATCAGGCAGTACGTCGGCGCGAACTATTCGTCGAACGGTGCGGAGAAGAGCGTTCCGTTCCCGCTCCTGTCGGTTTCGGTGGAGGTCTACCAGCAGAATCTGGTTCCCGCGGCTCCGCGCTTCTGCGTCTCAACGAACAAGCAGGGCGTGAAGCCGAAGGCGGACAAGCTGGAAATGGGTCTGAACCATCTGGTGGACCGGGAAATCAAGCTCGAGCAGACGCTCGGGCGTGCGGTGATGAACGGGATGTTCCTGACCGGGACGATGAAGGTGGGAATGGAGAGTCGCGGGAAGATGGAGATCGACGGCTTCCGGCATGACATTGGGCAGCCGTTCGCGGATGTCGTCGACGACGACGACTGGGTGCATGACGTAAACGCGACGGTGTACGAGAAGGTTTCGTTCTCGGGCAACCGCTACCGGCTACCTTACTGGTACGTGATGGAAAGCGACTGGTTCGAGAACAAGGAAAACCTGAAGCCGACGCGGATCACGGGGACCAACGAGGGGGGTGACGTTCGAGCGGAAACGATTTCACGTGGAACATCGCTGGACCAGGGGGACTATCAAAGCTACGTCGAACTGTGGGATCTATGGTATCCGCTTGAGAATATGCTGGTGACGCTTCCGGCCGAGAACGGGATGCCATTGCACGTC